CAGTTAAAGTAAAGTCTAAAAAATTAAATAGTAAATGACATGACAGAAGATGACTTAAAAGAATTAAACTTTGATAAAATAGTAGTTACTACTAAAGAAAGTGATAATGAAAAAGAATACTATTATTATGAATTATTAATAATGCCTGGATTACATTTAGTTTCTACAGACAGTGATGAAACTAAAAATAATAACTGGAAAGTTAAGAATTGGGATTGGCCAGCAGCCTTGTTTCCAACAAAAGAAAGTATTATTGAGTTGAAGAGGATTTCTCAGTATAATCATCAATAATATCAGGTTCCTCATTTGCAGAGAGAACTTTTGTTTTTTCTGCAATGATGTTAAATATAATCATTGCAGAAGCTGATTTCCAACACTCATCAATTTCTTGTTGTAATATATCCATAGGAACCATAGTAAATAATACTTCTCCGGTTCTTAAATATATTTTAGTTCCCGCATCTGGGTTCATGGTATTAATAAATGCAGTTCTAGTTATGTGAGTTACATTTAAATGCTCAATATAAGAACCTTCTTTATCTTTAAGAGTTATTGGTAGAAACATTAAACTAGTGTATTACCTTCTATTTTATAATTAGATACTGATACTTTGTCTTTAATTTTACTCATTATACAAAAACCATGATTCCATTCATTGATTTCCATATATTCCGGAGCTAAGTCACACATACAACCTAAACTATAGGCTCTAATGTTTGTAGGTTCTCCTACACCATATATTCTTTGTGAGCTTTCACTAGACTTATGGAAGTGATTTACTATAGAATTAGACTTAAGTCTCATTAAAAGTGTTCTAGCAGGTACTACACCACCAGCACCTGGTATTTTATCACCGTGCTCTATAGTATAGTCACCAAATACAACTTTACTTCTAAATGGTAAATATTCTATTTTGTATTCTGCAACATGTAGTATTACATCTAGTCTACATTCATCTATGTCTAGTAGCTCAGATGCTTTTATTCTTAAGTATCTTTCAAATCTATTTTCATGGTTACCTGTAATGTAGTAAATAGGAATATCAGGGAATCTATTTCTGATATATGCAAGAAATTCTTTTCCTGCTTCTATCTCACCCTTAAAATGAACTTCTCTTGGATCTTTTTCATGAAAAGACAGTTGGTAAAAGTCTAATAAGTCTCCATTAATAAAAATAGAGTCTACTTTTTCTTCTTCAAACTTTTTAAACATTACTTCTAAAGCAGTGTTATCATGGTAAGGAATATGGACATCTCCAAATACTCCTAGTTTTTTGCAACCAGTTGGAAATGTAAATGAATTTCTTTTTTTTGTATGTGATTCAGGTAATTGTAATTTTTGTATCATAACTTTAACTTTAAGTTCTTTTTGAAATTTAGTATTTTTTAATTTATTTCTATTTGTACTTCCACTTTGTCCTCTATAATATCTAACTCTAAAATATACATTTTCAGCATCTGTAAAAAATGCAGAATTTTCATTATAGATTTTTTTAGCAATAGTTCTGGAAGGAGCATTAGGAAATTTTTCTAAATAATCTAATATTATATTAGTATTACTTTTTTTAGCACTTGGCTGTTTTATAATCGGCATATAATTACTATATTTAATAAAAAAAACAATTATGTTTACATCAAAATTAATAAAAGAAAGTGGAAAGTTAGTTTATCTAGATGATAAATCAAAATTAAATTATAAATTATTTTTAGATAAACTTCCTGAAGGCCAGGAAATAGAAATATTTATAGGTTTAGCAACAAGCAATAAAAGTGTTGCACAACTTGCAAAAGTATATGCATGTATAAGAGAATTAGCTAAAGAATCTGGTTATACATTTGAAGAAATGAAAACTTTAGTAAAAGAACAATCAGGATTATGTTATAGTACTGGTGAAGAAACAGTATGTAAATCTTTTGCAGATTGTTCTAAAGATGAAATAATGTTAACTATACAAGCTTGTATAGAAATTGGTAGAATATATAATATTAATCTTGAGTAGTTGGATCTGGAATATCAAATTCTTTTTGAATATCTTCAGGATTAAATCCTTCATCTCCAGGCATTAACACTTCTTTAGATTGAGTTAAATTATTGTTTATTGCTTCTTTTTCAATTTCTGCTAATAATAACATAACTGTATAAAAATTTTGTTGTGTTTGAGATAAAGTATTATAATCAGGAAGTAAATTATTATCTTTTTTTTGCATTAATTCATTAAAAATTTGTGATTCTTCTTGACTCATTAATTTGTATAATGTATATCCTAAATTTTTAAGCATAAAATAAAAACTTTTATTTAACTTAATGTTTATAATAGCATTATCAGCTATTTCTGTAAATGTTTGTGGCATAATATAATTTTTTAACAAATATAATAAAAAAAATAGATTAACAAAAAAATAAATATAAAAATATAATTTAAAAATGACAGAAATATTTATTAAACTAGCAGAAAATAAAATAACACCTAATTCTTTTTATGTTTTAAATTGTATAAAAGAAAATATTATACCAAATTCTTATGTTAATGGGAATTTAGAAACAAAAAAATTAATTAATGACAATTGGTTAAATAAAAATTTGACTTTAACAAATAAAAGTATTATATTTGTTACAGAAATAAATAGTTACTTTAAAAGTAACAAAAAGAAAACGTCAAAAACTTTATTGGGAGTTGATTTTTTAGATAAAATACAGGAATATGTTGAAATATTTCCTAATAAAAAACTGTCTTCAGGCAAATATGCAAGAGTTAATCCAAAAAACCTTGAAGTTGCTTTTAGATGGTTCTTTGAAAATTACAATTATGATTGGAGTATTGTTATTGCAGCTACAGAAAAGTATGTTGATGAATTTAGCATAAGAAATTTTGAATTTATGAGAACTGCACAATATTTTATAAGAAAACAAGGAATTGATAAAACATATGAGTCTGATTTAGCAAATTATTGTGATATAATAATAAACGGTTCTGATGAAGAACAAGTATATTTTAAAGAAAGAATAGTATGAGTAAAAGAACAAAGTTATTTATGATTGCTATAGTGGGGAGTGTGATTGCTTTTATGTTGATTGATTTATTAGTTATTAATATAAGTGTACTTAACTATATTTTTATAGAGTTAATTATTACAGTTATGCATTCGCTATATAATATAGCAAAAATTCAAATTAAACCTAATCTAAATTAAGATGGCAGAATTATTTAATGGTGCAAGGCCTTTGGTGCCTGTAAGTGAAAGAGACTCTTTAAAAAAAGCTATTCTGAAAATAAAAGCAAGAAGAAATGGTGATATTAAATCACTTAAGAGTGCATGGCCAAAATTTAATGATGCTTTTTGTGATGGATTAGAATGGAGAACTATCACCGTAGTTGGTGCTAGACCTGGAACAGGTAAAACTTTATTTATGGAACAGTTAATTAGTGATGTTATAGATAACAATGCTGACCAAGAATTTAGAGTTTTAAAGTTTCAGTTTGAAATGTTGGATGAAACCAATGGTATAAGAAAATTAAGTCTGAATACAGGGTATGATTATAATACATTAATGAGTAAAGGTACACCAGTAGATAAAGCAATTTATCAAAAATGTGTTGATTACTATCACAAATATGAGGATAAAGATTTTATAAATGTAGTTTATGATGCTTGTACAGTTGATGAAATGTGTTCTACCATTCATTATGAAATGGAAAAATACAAAACAGAAGATGGTACATATCCTAATATGCTTGTATCTATAGATCATTCAGCTTTATTTAGAGTTGGCAAAGGTCAAAAAGATAAATTTGAAATGTTATATGCATTAGGTGAAGGCCTAACTATGATGAAGAAAAAATATCCAATTGCTTTTGTTGTTCTTAGTCAGTTAAATAGAAATATTGATAATGCTGATAGAGCCCGTGATGGTGAATATGGAAATTATGTATTAGATTCTGATTTGTTTGGTGCAGATGCTTTACTACAACATGCTGATGTAGTTCTTGGAATAAATAAACCTTCTATAAGAAAAATAAGACAATATGGTCCCGAGAGGTTTATTATATCTGATGAAGATACATTAGTATTTCACTTTCTTAAGTCTAGAAATAGTACTACAAGATTAAGTTTTTTTAAACTTGATAGAACTAACATGAGAATTGTAGAAATAGCAACACCTGCCCAAGCTACAAAAAAAGTAACAATTTAAAAATAATATATGTTTAATAGAAAAGAAAAAGAAAGAGAGTTATTTGTTTATCATCTTGATAGGTTTAATAAACTCAAAATAAATGATCCTTTCTTTGTTGTAAAAACAGCATTTTTCCAAAAAGGAAAATATGGAAAACAAATACAACTATTTGAAAGTGAATTGAGAAGAGGAGAAGATATTTTTATAGAATTTATTGAAGTTGTAAGAGATAGTCAAGGAAAAGATATGGATCTTACACCTGCTAACTCTAGCAGAGATTTATTTAAATTTAAATATAATCCTTATTTTTCAGAAGAATATGAAATAAAAGAAGGTAGTAATTCCAAAGGAGAACCTTATCATGCATTTATAATTCCTTTATCTGAATTAAATGTTGTTCTTGCTGATGGAAGTGAAATTACTTATGGTTTGTTTGAAAAAAGAAAAGAACAAGAAAGTCAAAAAGAAGAGTCTGTTCCTAAACTACAAACAACATTAAGTATATTTCCAGATTTTGAAGAAAATTTTTCAAAGAAAGAAGTTACACTTGATGATGTTTTAGTAACTGAAGATGCTTTATTATCTGAAATGTCTATTACTGACTTTGCTGCTATTATGTGGAAAAAACCAGTTAGTAATAAGTTATGGTTAAATACTTTAATTGAAAAACAATGAGTATATTACTTCCAACAAAAAAAGAAAAACCAACAAGATTTAATCCTAAAAGATTAATTATTTATTCTAAACCTAAAACAGGAAAAACAACTGCTTTTTCTGGTCTAGAAGATAATTTATTAATGGATTTAGAAAATGGTTCTGATTATGTAGAAGCTATGAAAATTAAAATTTCAAGTCTTAAAGAACTTCTAGATGCTGGTAAAGCAATTAAAGAAGCAAATAATCCATACAAGTATCTTACTATAGATACAGTAACTGCATTAGAAGATATGGTAATGCCTTTGGCAATAAAATTATACAAAGAAACATCTATGGGTAAAAACTATGATGGAGACAATGTATTAAGTTTACCTAATGGTGCAGGATATTTATATTTAAGACAAGCTTTTTTTCAAGTTTTAGATTTTATTGATACCTTAGCACCCCATATTATTTTATCTGGTCATATTAAAGACAAACAGGTAGATGATAAAGGAGAAATGGTAATGGCTGCTAACATAGATTTGACTGGTAAAATTAAATCCTTAATATGTGCTAATGCTGATGCAATAGGATATATGTTTAGAAAAGGAAATAAAACAATTTTATCTTTTAAAACTAGTGAAGAAGTAACTTGTGGTGCAAGACCAGAGCACTTAAGAAATGAAGAGATAGTAGTTTCTGAAATGAATGACAAAGGTGAAATTATTTTTCACTGGGATAAAATATATGTGTAACAAATAAAAACAAAATAAAAATGGGATTAAGTACAACAGACTTGGGCACAGGCTCAGGAGGAGTAAAAACAATTGCACCAGGCAATCATGTATTAAAAATTAATAGTCTTGTATTAGAAGATTTTAGATTTCTTGATAATGCTTATCATTTAATTTTAAATGTAGAAACTGAACCAATTGCAGGTTTTGAAGGATTTATGATTGATAAAGATGATGAGTCAAAAGGACACTATGAAGGTCAAATTGGTAGAGTAAAAGCTAGTCAATATGCATTTGCAGATGGTGAAACTAAATCTGGAATTAAAATTCAAAGAGACAGATCAATATTAATTTTCTTACAAAATTTATCTAAAACTCTTGGTTTTAATGAATGGTTTGTAGGAGAAAATGATAAACATAGTACTATTGAAGATTTTGTAAATGCTTTTAATAAAGCAGGTCTTTTTCAAGATAAGTATTTAGAATTTTGTGTAGCTGGTAAAGAATACTTAAACAAATCTGGTTATATTAATTATGATATGTATTTGGCTAAAGCAGAAAAAGGAAAATATAGTTATGGTGAAATTGAACAAGGTAAAGTTTTAGTATATGATGAAGCAAAACATCTTAAAAAACTAGAAGTTACTGAAGTAAAAAAATTTGGTGATGATGATGATTTTTCTACAACTACAAAATCAAGTTCTGATTTCAATTTAGACTAATTAAAATTTAGTTATAAGAGGAATCAGAAATGGTTCCTCTTTTTTATTGTTAAAATTTATATTATGATTTCAACTAAACACATAATTTCAGATTTAAGTGATGTTCCTAGAGAATGGGTTTTTGAAAATTATTTAAATTTAAAAGAAAAACTCACAGGACAAGATGTTAAAATTTTATCTGCTTTTAATTCAAAAGATAAAGTACCTTCAATGTGTATTTATACAGATACAATTTCAGGATACTATAAGTTTAAAGATTTTTCATCTGGTATTCAAGGAGATAGCATAGAATTAGTTAAAGCATTATATAATATGCCAACTAGGGCTAATGCAGTAAATAAAATACTTTCTGATTATGAAGACTTTCTTGCTAATAATACTTTTTTTGAAAAAAGAGAATTTAAAATTCATGATAAATTTAAAGTAGTTGACCATGAAATAAGACATTGGAATACAATAGATCAACAATATTGGACAAAATTTAAAATTGGTTCTAAATTACTTGAGCATTATAATGTATTACCATTGCAGTATTTTACAATGAAAAAAAAAGATATAGATGGTAATATACTTTTATTTAAATTTGAAAGACCATATACTTATGGTTATTTTAGAAATGATGGTTCTTTATATAAAGTTTATATGCCAAAAAATTCTGATAAAAAATTCATTAAAGTACAAAATTATGTACAAGGTCTTGATCAAATAAGTTATGAAAAAGATTATTTAATTATAACTTCTTCTTTAAAAGATCTTATGGTATTTCAAAAACTTAAAATAGCTAATGCAGAATGTATAGCACCAGACAGTGAGAATACTATGATTTCAGAAACTATAATTAGTAAACTTAGTAAAAAGTATAAATCTATAATTATATTGTTTGATAATGATGAACCAGGAATAAAAGCTGCTGAAAGATATAAACATAAATATAATTTTAGTTATGTTGTTCTTCCTATGGAAAAAGATTTATCTGATTCTATTGAAAAACATGGAGTTGATAAAGTTAGAGGAATATTATTACCTTTACTAAAACAAGCACTATGAGTTGGATATATCAAGGTAAGAAGTTTACTGAAACAAATATACCAGAAAATGGTATTGGGTTTATTTATCACATGTCAGTGATATTAAATGGAAATACTTATGCCTATATTGGTAAAAAGAATTTCTTTTCAAATGTAAAAAAGAAACTTGGTAAAAAAGCTTTAGCATTAGTTACTGATAAAAGGTTAAAGAAATATACTAAAGAACAAAAAGCTAATTTTGAAAATTACTACAGTAGTAATCAACAATTAAAAGAAGCTCACAAAGCAGGAGTTACTATTAAAAGAGAGATCTTGTTAATTTGTTATTCTGCTACAGAATTAACTTATCAAGAAGTAAAGCACCAGTTTAAGTATGAAGTGCTTGAGAAAGAAAATTATTTAAATGCCAATATCCTTGGCAGATTTTACAAAACAAAATAATATGAATGAAAATGAAATGACAGGCCTTCTATTAAAGTTGGCTGACCTTGGTGTTACGGGAATTAAAATATTCTATTCAGGTGGAGGAGATTCAGGAGATATTGATGATGTTGTATATACTACAACTAAAAAAGCTAGTTTTGATGATATTATGAATTTAAGTACTTATGGAGAAGGTATTCTTCATTTAGCAGATCTTGATGGTTATCTTAGAGATGACTTAATAGACTTTGCAAATGAAAAAATTCTAAATGATTTAGAAGATTGGTGGAATAATGATGGTGGTTATGGAGTAATGATTATTAAAATTCCTTCAGGTCAATATGAAATCAGTAATACTATTTATGTTACTGATACTGAAGAATTTGAACATGATGGAGATTTAATTAGTAAAAGTTTAGAATAATGGCACATCCAATGCAACATTGCAAATCCTCAGTTAGAAAATGGGGTGGTCAGTTATCTGATTACCAACCTATTCATGATTGGTTTGATGAAACTAAGGCTTGGATAGGACACAGTAAACACAGAATGTTTAGACATCATAGTGAAGGTATATTTGAATGTGAAAAAGTATTTGGTAACTCATTTATAAATTCAGATGGTAAAACTGTATATACAAGATATGTTGGAGAACAGCATGTAAAAGAAGATTGTAATAATTATATTCCTACTGCTAAAGAATGGGTTGATATGATATCATCAGGTAAACCTAAAGAATGGGCAATTAAAACACTTAAAATAGAAGACTGATGGAAGATAAAAAATTATTTACATTAAAAGAAGTTCAAACTTTTGTAAGATGGGGAATACATCAAGCTTATTTAGCTGATATATATGAACTGGATGTTCTTGAACAAGAAACACAAAAAATATGTAATGAGTTATCTGAAACATTAATAAAAACTTTAAAAATTGAAGACTAATGGAAGATGTAAATAACATATTTACAGTAGACACTGTAATAGAAGAAGGTAGTTATATAAAAGTAACTGGAGAGTATCAAATACCTGACAGTTTATTATTTAAAAGAGGTGATATACTTACTGAAGATAAATATAATGGTCATCAGATATATGTTTCTTTTGGAACTAAAGATAAAGATGGAAAAGATGGTTTAATACTAGATACTAGAAGCATGCATCCTGCTATTAAAAAACCTTTAGACGCAGTTATTTTGGGATTAAATTTATTTAAAATAGAAGACTAATGGAAAAAATAATAAAATGGTCAGGATATGATTGGATAACTCAAGAAAGATGGGGAAATATTCATCCAGATAAACTATATAACTGGTATGATTCAAGTGCTGTAGAAATTGTAGGAGAAAACTTAGTATTAAAAACTCATTACAATCCTAAAAAGTTTACAGTTAATAACAAGAAAATTATAAGTAACTATGGTGTCGGGTTAGTTTCTAATACAACCAAATTTGAGTATGGCTATTTTGAAATAGAAGCAAAATTACCAACAGGTAAAAATTTATGGCCTGCTTTTTGGATGTGGTCATTTGATGCTTGGCCTCCAGAAATAGATATTCTTGAAGCTTATAGTTCTATAAAAAAACCATCTTATTTTAAATTTTATTTAGACTCATTGTTTGGTTTTTGGAATGTTCAAACAAACTATCATTATGAGACAAAAGATAAAAAAGGATCAATTGGAGGTAAAACACATTGGTTTGGATTTAAAAATCCACAAAAAAACTTTATTAAATACGGATGTTTATGGGAAGAACATCAAATTGTTTTTTATTACAATGAAAAAGTAGTTAGAATTATTAAAGATAAAGCAATACTAAACAACCTTAAAGGTGCTAAAATGAATGTTATAATAAACAATCACATTAGAAAAGATATTGGTAATGTTGGCTCATCTGAGTTTATTATAAAAAGCTTTAAGTACACAAAAAATATGTAATAAGTTATATAAAACATTAATTAAAACATTTAAAATAGAAAAATAATGACAGAAGAAGAATTATATAAGTGGATATACAATTTAAAATTGCAAACACTTACAGATGAACTTAAAGATACTATAGTTGAAAAAATTCAAGATGTAGTTTGGACTTTAACAAATAAATAATATGATTTTAAACAAACAAGAAATTAAAAACATATTGAATATGTTACTTTCTGAAGATAAAGAAAATGCTATAATTGCTTTTTCTTGTCTTAATAACTATGCTAGTAAAAAATATTTAGGTGAATTATTAGTATTATATCAATTTGGTAGAACATCTGCTGAAGAATGGGAAAAAGAATGTAAAAAAGTTTTTAAACTTTTAAAAAATGTTTTAAAACTTGATAGTAAAGATTATAGATTACCTTCTTCTACAGTATTTTCTGCTTTAACATCTAATAAATGTAGTAAAGAATCAATAGAATTATATTTAGAATTATTTACTAATCAACTTTCTAATAATTTATATAATATGGGTTATCCTACAGATAAACTTGAAATAAATGTAAAAATAAAAGATAATGACTAGAGAAGATACTTTAAGTAAAACAGGAAAAGATTTAATGTTGAAAGAGCCCTATTATGGGTTCTTTCTCATTAAGCTAAATAAAATTTGGAATAAAAGAATACCAACTGCTGGTGTTTGTAAAAATGGTATTAATTATCAATTAGTAATAAATGAAGATTTTTGGACAAATTTATCTGAAGATCATAGATTAGGCTTACTAAAACATGAGCTTTTACATATTGCTTTTGGTCACTTAACTACAGTATTTAAATTTAGTGATAGAAGATTAGCAAATATTGCTATGGATATGGAAATAAATCAATATATTAGTGATGACTTACTACCAGTTGGTGGTATTGATATTAATAATTATCCTGATTTAAATTTAGAAACTAAAGCAGGTTGTAGATATTATTATGATAAGCTTAAAGAAGCTAAGAATGAGAAAGATACAAATGGTACAAGTGGTGATGAGAAATATGATGATCTTTGTGATCAAATGGATGCTGGTGATGGTGCTGATCTGCCTGACCATAGTACTTGGGATGAGTTTGAAAATCTTACAGAAGCTGAACAAAAGCTTATTGAAAAACAAGTACAGAAAATACTCTCAGATGCAAAAGAAGACACACTTAAAAAGAGAGGTAATGTACCTGGAGAAATAGAAGGTGTTCTTATACTTGAAGAAGTTGTTGCTGCTAAATTTGATTGGAAAGGATATATCAGAAGATTTAATGGAGTTTCAACTAAAGTTTATACTAAGAAAGTTAGAAGAAAAGAAAATAAAAGATATGATGCAAATCCTGGTCTTAAAATTAAGATGAAACAGCATATGTTATTGGGTATTGATACTTCTGGTTCAGTAAGTGATAATGAACTACAAGAGTTTATGAATGAAATACACCATATACATAAGTCAGGTGTAGATATTACAGTTATACAATGTGATACTAGAATCAATTCTATTGAAGCTT